GGTTAAAAAGATGCCACTAGTTGTAGAAACAGTTTTAGATAATTGAAGGTCATCAGTGAAGGCAAATTTTGAATTGCCGCCAGTAATAAAAAATTCTAATGTTAAATTTTCGTCTGTAGCTTCGTCTAAACTTAAATTTAAAAATATTTCTTCTGCAGTTTCAGGCGACTGAGAAAAAAACTGAAGAGATTCTAATTTATTTGACCCCGAGCCAGACATAGTTGCATCACTAGAATCTAGCATGAAAAGGCTATCATTTGGCGAAAGCCCAGTGCGCGATAAGGTCTCTATATCGTATATTACAGGCATTATATATTAAATAATTTTTGTAGATTACTTATTAAGTGGGGTTCTTTTGATCCATTTCTTCCAGTAGAGGCGGGTGCCAGACCTGAAATAAAACCTGTAATAAAAGTAATATCATCCGATCCGACAATACCATCTTCGTTTATATCATAAGCATTTAAATCAAGGCCGCTCTGAATGAAGCTCTCTATTTCTGACGAAAGATATCGTTGTCCAACTCCAGTAGTAAAGGTTATTCCAGAAACCAAATCGTTACCAGTCAACCCATTAAAGTATCTTTGAAGAAGCAATACATCAATTTCGCTAGAAACATTCCCGTCATTATCAATATCTAAGCTATGAATAGCTAGTTGGGGTTTATATTGCGAAAGTTCATACGAATCCGTAAGTATAACCCCAGTTGTTTTAATACTATCAGTTAATTGAAAATTATTAACAAAAGGCTGAGAAAAATTAAAGTCACCTAAATTTCCAGTAAGAGACTCTGTAATACTATTAACTGAAAAGCCCGAAACATCTAGCTCAAAAATTGTTTGACCTGACGCGCCAGTAGTAGTAATAGAGGTGACAGACCCCTTTTCGTTCAAACTTTTAAACGATTCATTATTGTTACTAAATGTAAAATTTGCCGAACTAGATGCAGGGTAATAAGTTGTGCCATGCTTGTAATTTATTTCAGCAGACTCAAAAGTAGGAAGACTAATATTAAATGTAGACTCTATCAAACCAGTAATTTCTCCGTTAACTGAGGAAGTTAAAAATGGAGTGTCCTGTGTTTTTACTTGTCTTGAAACTACCCCACTTTCGTTTGTCCCAGAACCACTAATTGTCAATGGATCTACTGGGCCAAATTGAGGATAAGTTGTATTACCAGTAAGTTTAAACAAAACACTTGATCCGCTATAAATGTCCCAATGTGGAGTTTCTCCAGATTTTTGAATAGAGAAATCTGTACCTGACCAATAGAAATTGTCATCTTTGATTCCTGATAAATTAAAAGTTTGATTTAAAAGCCCCGCAGATGCAGAAAATCCGATGAAAGTGATTGTTTCAGGGATGTTATACACGAATTGGTTTTCTAAGTTTTTAGCTTGAAACGAGATTGAAGATTGATCGAACCCAGTAAGAGAAGAACCTCGAGAAAATTTATATCTTGAAAAAATATTATCGCGATCAATAGTGACTAGATCTGATATCGCTATCTTTTTTGGAGTCCTTGTCTCGGTATTTATAACTAGCGCGAAATCGCCAGTACTTACTGATGAGAATTGTTGTAAATCCGATATTTTTATTGTAGCCATATTTTAATCTCTTTCTTAGTGAACTTTACACTAATTACACTGAGGACTCAAAAAAAAGTGTAAATAATTGATATGCCGATAGCAACACCATTCAAAGCGCTAGGAGCGGGAAACGGATTTCCGTTTCCCATGTTTAACGTAGATGTATCAAGCGCTCATGATTACATGACCCTAGGAGGGACGAGAAAAGGGACCCCGCCTACCGTCGCAGAAAAGAAGCTCTCTCTTGCTAACGCTATGAAGATATTTTGGAATTTGTACAAAATAGAGGTGGTGGGTAGCGCGACTACATTTATTGAAGCAGATGATGGCAGGTTTAATGGACTAGCTGGAAATTGGAGCGTTACCGCCGACGACCTTGGAAACGGAACGCAACCAAAAGAAAGAATAAGCACGAGGTCACAAGACTCGCGGTTTGGAGGTGATAATTATAATTACGATTTAGGTAGAGCGGAATATAATAATAGTTCTTTTGGCGAGGTGAAGACTTCTGGCGGAACAAACGTTTTCATTGCAGCTATGTATAACGGAGCAACCACTAACCCTGATAATTTTATTGGATACGGACTTAAAGATTTTGTTAAAATGAGAGGGTACTATCATACTTTCAGTAATGGATATTTGAGTGGCCCAAACTATGAGAACATAGACCACTTTCAAAGAGCTAATGGATCCGTGAGCTATACTTCTTACGATTTCGGCTATCCAGAAGATCCAAATGGTATTATATACAATCTAGGATCTCAGCCACAAAATGCCGCTGTAATTAACGTACAAGCGGAATCTTCCCCGTTCCCCATACTTAGAGTTTCAAAAGCTAGACATTCAGTTACAGCACTGCCCAAATATACTGATGCTTATCTCCAGAATAGTAATAGCCCCAACTCATGGACTTGGGCTTGGGGTGGAGATCATTTCACCTACTACGCCTACGCACCTTGGAACCCTTCAACAAACGCGGGATTTGCCTCAGTTTTCGGGTCAACTGAATCCTATACTACCCCAGGCTTTACTCTTAACCTTTCTTCATTGGATGTTTCTTATTTTACTTACGATTCTTAAGTATTTTTGGAGTTTTTTATAAATTATGACTATCCTCCTGATACCGCACCAACAACTGCATCATTTACATTTTTTGATTACTAAGTTCTGTACCCTCTATAAGTCAACTGAGCTGTCGTAGTATTACCAGCGTTGGAGACTATAGATTCGCTGGCCAAGCATCCATTTTGCAATGAGAAGGTATTTAATATACCATTGTCGCCACTGATCTTTAACTCAATGTTTCTAGATCTATCCTTGGAACCACTTAAAAAAGAAAACGTTTCTTCTACTTCGTAATCTTCAACTTCTATAGATATACTAGCCTCTTGAACGATGGGGCCGACAATAGAAATATCTGCTGGCGTTTTCTGCCCCAATCCATACGTTGGCACAACATTAAAAGTTTCAGAAAAATTAAAGGATTGTACAGCGTTTGTTTGATTTTTATCAAAAGTAACAATTAGTCCTGATTGAGAAACATTTTCTACTGCGCTTTCATCTGATGCTAGCGATCTAATTGATGTGCCACCGCCACTCAAACTTCCGTATATAGATAAGTCAAAAGATATTTCTGGTAAACTTCCGACAGCCGTAGAAACTGCATATCCATTTATAACCGCTTGAGAGAAATCAAGAAGATTATCCCCATATTCGAATTGTCCAGAAATATCAGTGAGTCCCGTTAAAGTCGTTACAAAGTCGTTATTCAAAAGATACTTATCGATTGCGGCTGTGACTTGAGTCGGCCCTGTGGTTGTTTTGCCAGCAAAATCTTTACCAACCATAGAAACGGGCTGTTCTTCTACATTCTGTTCAAATGAGGTATTTGAAACCCCCTGCAATAGAGTTCCATTTATTATTACATGTTCTTCGTGAGATCCTTCTACTGCCATGAATTACTTTACACTTTTTCCTTTTTAATTTTTTTTTTCTTTTTTATTAATTATAAGTGTAACACTTTTCACGTTCCATTAGCTTAATCGCGTGGCGTGTTTCGCTAGCTCTTGTACAAAAATTTAAGCCCCGAAGTCCAGAATAAGGATTTCGGGGCTTCTTCGTTTATAAAACCAATTCCAATAGATAGCAAAAAAGTGTAATAAAATTTATGGCATATATATCATATAAGGACGTACCGTTGTATTTTGGAGGAGTAAATAGTAGCACATTACCAGATAGTGTAGACGGAAACAATTCGGGAGTGTTCTGTGAACAGGTTCAACTCAACTATACGCCAAATATAGCGCCAGTAAGGCTTTTGGGAAAAACCCCAACTAGAGATAATTTTAATCTTGCTGGGCCCCCTAATTCTTCTCTTTCTTTTTCTTGTTATGTAAGCACTGGAGAATTTAACCCAACCGACTTCACAGGTGACGTAGGTGATACTGGAGCGGCTTTTCGACTAGGTGACGCCACAAGCGGAATATCTGGTAGTGGAGCTTTTCTTACTTCTTTCTCTTATACGCTAGCACCCTATTCTCCAGTTTTAGTTCAATGTGATTTTGCTATTTACAATCCTCTGACTATATCTAGTGCTGGAGGTAAGATTGTGGAAGAAGAAGATTCTATTATCGAGGCTTTGAATTTTGCAGATTACGGGCATGGAGCTTATTCTACATTTGGTGGATCGCCTTTAAATGATATTTCAGTATTTGAAACAATCCAATATCAATTTAATGCAAATCGTTTACCAGTTTACGAAATTGGATCATATAACCCCACTGTTGTAGAGCTAGTGACGGCGGAGCAAAATATTTCAATTAGGGGAGATAACATACAGGCTCTAGTACCTTTGACTGGTTCAAATCCTGGAAATTTATCAATGACTGTAAAAAATTCCAAACTCGATGAGATTTTTTCAACCAATATCAATGGAAGAATAACTTCAGAAAATATTTCTATCGCTGGTGGCGACTTAGCGAGAGGTTCATTGACTATTACAGAATTGTTAAAATAAAAAAAGCTTAAATGCCTAATAAACTTGAATTCAACCAGTTGAACCCAAGAATAAGGTTCAAGGAACGTAAATTTAAATTCACTCAGAACCAGATTGATTTTTTAAAAAATACCCTAGAAGATAAAACTAAATTAATGTTTTTATCTGGGCCAGCTGGTACAGCCAAGACTTATATGGCCGTGTACTCGGCTTTACAGGTTATGATGAACTCTAACTTGGAAAAAGACATACTGTATGTTAGAAGCATAGCAGAAAGCTCGCAAAAAAGCCTTGGATCGCTCCCTGGATCAATTGATGAAAAGTTCGGGGTTTTTGCTGGACCTTTTTATGATAAGATGGACGAGATGCTTCATACTTCGGATATAAAGGCACTTCGCGATAAAAATCAATTCCAATGCATGCCAGTTAATTTTGTTAGAGGATCAAACTGGAATGACACAATTGTTATAATAGACGAAGCTCAAAATTTTACTTACAACGAATTAATGACTGTGCTTACGAGAATTGGCGAAGATTCAAAAATAATAATCTGCGGAGATATGACGCAAGCCGATATAAAACAAAGTGGATTTAATAAAATATTTAATACTTTCAACGACGAAGAATCAAAAGAAAATGGAATTATTTGCACGGAGTTTGGTTACGAAGACATTAAAAGAAGTGAAATCCTAAAGTTCATAGTTAAAAAACTAGAAGATAATATTTAAAAAAATATTTTTTGATTTAATATAAGTTATGAATAAATTTTGTTTTGAATGTGGCACTAAGCTCGAATATAAATTCAATCCTCCAAATTTTTGTCCTAGTTGTGGAGCAAATTTAAAAGGTGGTGAATCTAAAAAAGTTGAACCCGCGCGCGCGGAAGCGTCAGCCAAGATTTCAAAATCTTCTGAAGATTCTGAGGGCTACACTGACGCCAGCAATATACCAAATATATCAAAGCTAGAATACGAGCTTGAAGATTTTGGTGCTTCAATGCAACAAACTATAGGTTCTTTAGGCGGCAAGTCAAGCCCCAAGAGAAGAGAAATTTCTATCAAAAAAATTGATGACCTATAATGTATGATTTTGAAGATAAGATAAAAGAAATTAATGCGGCGGTAGAAAGAAAAAGAGCAAAATGGAATTTGGATGCGGTAGCTTATATAGATTACGATGACATAAAACAAATAATTATGACTCACATCTACAAAAAGTGGCATTTGTGGGATCAATCAAAACCTATAGAACCCTGGTTAAGTAGGGTAGTTTCTAACCAATTTAAAAACTTATTAAGAAACCATTATGGAAATTATGTAAGACCGTGTCTGCAATGCAAATTTAATAACGGTGGAGACGGCTGCTCGAAAACAGCGAATGGAATTCAAAACGAATCTTGCGAAGACTTTAAACAGTGGTCCATGAAGAAGAAAGCTGCTTACGACATAAAACTCGCTGTTACCATGGAGGGCCATATAAATGAAGTCAATGCTCAAAAGGATGGTTTTTTGAATTTAGAATCTGCGACAGAAAAATTGTCAGCAGAGATGGAACCTCATCTTAGTAAGAGGCATTTTCGTGCATTTAAAATGATGTTCATAGAGAACAGTACCGACGAACAAATTGCAAAGTATTTAGGATTCAAAACTAACGAAAAGAAAAGATCTGCTGGCTATAAGCAAATAAAAAATCTTAAAAAAATTTTTCAACAAAAAGCCAAGCAAATAATTATCGAAAAGGACATAATATGATTAATTTAACCGAAGATCAAAAGGATAGAATTTTAGAAATATTTCAAGAAGAAGCAAATATTCTAAACATTACTAAGATTGTTTTTGAGGATGATGCCCTTGATGGAAGATCTAAAGAAGGCAGAGCTGTTACTAAATTCCTAGCAGAAAATGGTTTGAAGGCTAAAACGACGAAAAGAGACAAAACGGAAGACGTAACTCTGACCGAAAGTCAAATAGAAAAAATTAAAGAATTAAAAAACGATAAGTTAAATACTTCAGAAATAGCAGATATTGTATTTAAGACTAAGATAACAAGACTGTCCAAGGAGTGGAGAGCTGTAAATGAAATAGTTAACGAAGAAAAAGAGCAAGAAAAAGATAGAGGAGAAGACTCTGCGGGTAACTACATTGCACCCCAAGCAGTTTCCAGAATTATTAAAAAAATTAATGACTCAACTGGTTTCGGGCTGGAAGAAAGTAGAATGTCTCGAAATCAAAAACATTGCTGTGATAAGCTAAGGGTCAACCTTAACAACTCAAGATTTGTTGCTATTGTAAATAACTATACGAGTCATAGAGACAAAGAGTTGTTTGAGCAAGAATTTATTAGATTGACTTGGGACAAGCCCGATCTTACTGCAGACGAATTAAATTTATACATGAATGTCGCCAAAGAAATAATTAATCTTGAGTTAATTACTGGCCACTTACAAAAACTGAATGACATGTTTGAGAGTGCCGACGACCAGGATGAAATGACAGTTCGCTTAGCGGAAATTATTAAGGCTAAAAGTTCAGAATATCATCAATGTGAGACTCGCATTGAAAACTTGACAAAAAAACTTCAGGGAGATCGTGGAGCAAGATTAGCGAATAAACAAAAAGAAACTGCGTCGTTTCTTGCTATCGTCCAGTTGTTCCAGGAAGAAGAAGAGAGAAAAAATATTGTTCGTATTGCTGAAATGCAAAAGGAAGTAATTAGAGAAGAAGCTAAAAAATTAGAGGGCATGGCGGCTTGGAAAGCTCGCGTTCTTGGTATCGGTATTGAAGATGTCTTATAAATGTAAAGAATGTGGAGTCGAGTTCGAGACAGAAAAAAGTCTTCATGCTCATCTTAAGGCACATAAGATGTATGTGGCTGACTATTATGTTAAACATTATCCACGATTTAATAAGTTAAATGGTAACCCTTTGCCTTTTAAGAAGAAGGATGAATACTTTACAAATGATTTTATTAATAGATCACAACTAGTAAAGTGGTGTGAGTCTGCGCCAGATCAAGAAGTTAAGGACTACATCCTTGACCTAGGTAAAAAAAGAATTGAAAGAAAGAAATACAAAAACGCACCCTTTTATTTAGAGCTTCTCAAGCGACAATTGCCAGACTTAGATATTTACAAAAAACACTTCGGCACATATACTAAAGCTTGTGAGGCCATGGGCGCAAAACCCATATTCCACAAGGGCATGCCTAAGGAATTTAATAGTAGTGTAGATGTCGAAGTTCTTATCGATACTAGAGAGCAACAGCCATTAGAATTTGAGAGATCTTCAATTTTAAAGTTAGATTTTGGTGATTATACTTTAGGTGGAAATGATTTTACTAATACATTTGTGGATAGAAAAAGCGCTGGTGATTTCTTATCAACTTTTGGCGGGCAAGTGGATAGATTTAGGAGAGAGATGGAAAGATGCGTCGAACTGGATAGCTACATGTATATCGTTGTAGAAAAATCTCTTAAAGCAATAGAAAAAGAAGCTGTGTTTACTAAAGGGAGAAGGGCCCCAAAACTAGGTTGGGTGTTTTCTAATTTAATTTCTGTACAACACGAATTCGCTGAGAATTGTCAATTTGTTTTCACAGATGGCAGGAAACATAGCGAAGAAATAATACCTAAACTACTTTTCTTGGGCAAAAAGTTATGGGACGTAGACGTGCAATATTTTTTAGATAAGGAGGAAAGATGAGTTGGGATGCGGGTAATCAGAAACCCCTAAAAAGGGAACCAGTTAACCAACAGATTATGGATCTAGAAGGATATCTGGAGGATACTAAAGCTAAAATTTGGTTATATAAATTTATGAAGGAAAATGTGACCTTCACCACAGAATTACTTACTGGTATTGAGCTATTTCCGTTTCAACATATGGCTGTCAAAGCCATGATGGAAAACGATTACTTTTTGGGTATCTGGTCTCGTGGTATGTCGAAATCATTCTCTACTGGTATTTTCGCTTTGTTGGATGCAATGATGAATCAAGGCGTACATATTGGAATTATATCTAAATCATTTAGGCAGTCTAAAATGATTTTTCGCAAGATTGAGGATATATCGCAAGACCCCAAAGCTGAACTGTTTAGGCAGTGTATAGGTAAGGTGAGTAAGTCTAACGACGAATGGTCTATGCAAATAGGCAAGAGTCGTATCACGGCCCTGCCGCTGGGCGACGGAGAAAAACTTCGTGGTTTTCGTTTTCAACGGATTATCGTTGATGAGCTTCTACTGATGCCAGAAAAGGTATTAAATGAAGTTATTATGCCGTTCCTGGCTGTTGTAGAAAATCCAACGGAAAGACAAAAAATTAAAGACGCAGAAGACTCAATGATTGAGGCTGGAAAGATGGCGGAAGACGAAAGGACAGAGTGGCCATCGAATAAAATGATTGGACTGTCTTCAGCATCCTATAAGTTTGAGTATCTCTATAAAATGTATCAAGCCTATGAAAATATGATTTTTAATCCTGGGGCAAAAAACCAAGGTAGGAGATGTATTATGCAGTTCAGCTACGATTGTGCGCCTAAAGCCCTGTATGATGAAAACTTAATTTCGCAAGCTAAGGGTACAATGAGCCAATCACAGATTGATAGGGAGTTCAATGCCCAGTTCACTGATGATAGTGCTGGTTATTTCAAAATTAGCAAAATGGCTGATTGCACCATTGAAGATGGAGAATCCCCCTCTATAGAAGTTGCTGGAGAAGAGGGTTCTGAATACATTTTGGCGTTTGACCCCTCTTGGTCTGAATCTGAAGCTTCTGACGATTTTGCTATACAGGTTATAAAACTACTACCAGAAGAGAAAAAAGGTGTACTGGTGCACAGTTATGCGCTGCCAGGAACAAATTTGAAGAAACACATAACCTACTTCAAGTATATATTGGATCACTTTAATGTCATTATGATTGTTGGAGACTATAACGGAGGAGTCCAATTCATGAATTCTTGCAATGAAAGCGACTTGTTTAAAAAGGATAAGTTAGAAATAGGTATGTTCGAAGGCGATTTTAACAATCCGCACGACTATGTAAAGGATTTGAAAGAAGCTAGAAGAAAATATAATGTCCAAAGTAAAGTCATATGTCACTTAAGGAAGCCTTTATCGGTGTGGATAAGAAATGCAAACGAAATGCTGCAAACGGCCTTCGATAGAAAGAGACTATATTTTGGAGCGACAGCCATGGACGACAACTATTCCGCGCAAAAAGCTAAAAGAATACCGATAAAGGATTTAAAGTTCTCAAAATATGAGGACGAAAAGAATGTGGGAGCTAAGATGATTGATTTTATTGAGCACCAAAAAGACATGATCGACTTAACAAAAGCTGAATGTGCACTCATACAAGTTTCAAGTTCGGCTGGAGGAACTCAAAGTTTTGATTTACCGCCTAATCTAAAAAGACAAAAAGGCGTAGATAAAGCGAGAAAGGATTCTTATTCTGCTTTAATACTAGGCAACTGGGGAATGAACATATATTATGATATGATGAATATTCCTGAAGAAATTAACCACGGATTTACCCCGATCTTTATTTAAAAAAGTTGAAAAGTAACTTTTAAAAAGTGTAAGTAACTTTATAATCGTATTATACTTATGCCAAAAAGACAATATAAGAAAAAATCTGAGTACTGGAATAAATTTAAAAGAGTTCCACCGCAAGTATCAGCGGCCCAAGAAGTAGTTGAGCCAGCTACAATGGGAGAAGCATATCATGTTTCTGAAGGATCCTACAGCCGATCTGGTTCTATGTCATCTTCTAGCACAAGCACGAGGATCAATAAATCTTCTGTTACGACTCCGAAAAATAAATATAGTCAAATTCGAGGAGGGCTTCTTCCTTACGAAGTTTCATCCGATGGAATCAATGTCAGGGAAGCTATTGAGCTTTGCCAAAAAGCATACGCAAATGTGCCTATTTTTAGAAATACTATTGACATGATGTCGGAGTTTGCCAATGCAGAACTATACTTAGAGGACGGAAATGCTACCTCTAGGAATTTTTTCGAGAAACTGCTAGACAGAATTAAGATTTGGGACTTAAAAGATCAATATTTCAGAGAGTACTACAGAAGTGGTAACGTTTTTCTTTATCGTGTCGATGGTAAATTTAGCCTAGATGATTATAAGAAGTTTTCTCAAAACGTATCTGACGGACCATCTTTAAACAAGTTTCCTTTAAAATATATTGTTTTAAACCCTTTCGAAATTGTAGCAAAGCGTAGTACTGTGTTCAATACTAAAGACGGAGCCTATGCAAAAATTCTTTCCGAGTTTGATATGGAAAGGCTAGCTAATCCTAAGAACGATTACGATCAAGCTGTCTTCGACGGCCTAGACCCAGAAGTGAGAAAACAAATCAAGAACGGAGCTTATTTCAAGGACGGCCTTCAGATAAACCTTAAAAACGATAAAATTTCATATAGCTTCTATAAGAAGCAAGATTACGAGCCATTTGCTATTCCTTTTGGTTATCCTGTTCTTGAAGACATTAACGCTAAGCTTGAAATGAAAAAGATGGATCAAGCCATCATGAGAACCGTTGAGAATGTTATTCTTATGATTACAATGGGGGCAGAGCCAGACAAGGGCGGAATTAATCCAAATAACGTCATGGCTATGCAAAAACTTTTTCAAAATGAATCTGTGGGCAGAGTCTTAGTTTCTGATTATACAACTAAAGCTGACTTTGTTATTCCTGATATTAATAAGGTCGTCGGTCCAGGAAAATACGAAGTGATCAACAAAGATATTAAAGAAGGCCTTCAGAATATAATACTTAATGATGATAAGTATAATGGCGCTCAAATAAAGGCTCGTGTATTTTTAGACAGATTGAAGGAAGCTCGTGAGGCTTTTATTCAAGACTTTTTACAGCCAGAAATCAGACGCATAGCTAAAGATTTAGGATTCAGATCATACCCAACGGTTAAGTTTAAAGATATCGATTTGCGTGATGAAGTTCAGCTTATGCGCGTCGCCACGAGACTTATGGAGCTTGGAATTATGACAGCGGAACAAGGTATGGATTTATTCCACACTGGAAGATTTCCCTTGTCAGAAGAATTGGCGCCAGCTCAAAAGAAGTTCGTTGAACAAAGAGAAAAGGGTTACTTTAATCCAGTCGTTGGCGGCGTTCCAATGATGGAATTAGATGGCGAAGATTCAGAAAAACCCGACGAAGCATCAAAACCTACGAAGGCAATGCCTGGTAGACCAGAAGGCTCTGGAGACAAATTTTCGAGGGAAAGTATTCAAGGGACTATATACGAAGTTGAATCTTTAAGCTCCATTGCTAAGGAAAAAATGTTAGAAAAACTTGGGGCAGAATCGTTAGATGAAAACCAAGAAGCGATGTTAGAAAAACTTTGTGAATCTGTAATCTGTTCTTCTGAAAAAGAAAATTGGCAAAACACTGTAGTTTCTTGTGTAAATGATTTTAGTGAAATTGAAAAACTAGGTACACTTAACGGTATCTTTAAAGTTTCAGAATCTCATAAGTTAGAAATTTATCCTTCAGCAATTTTATACCACTCAAAATGAAAAACACAAAATTATTACCATTTAGATCATACGAAGAAGAAGATGTAGTTAATCTTTTTTCTTTGCATCCGATGTACGCTTCAGAATCGACAAACCTTAACTCACAAACCGAGATAAGAAACGATGGAGCCGCTGGAACTTTTGTTAAAATAGAAAACGGGAACTTCAATCAAGATATTGTAGATTATCAACATCCAGACTTTTTAGGAAAAAGTAATCAAAACGGATTCAATGGTTATGGTAATGCAGCAGTTTCCACATCTAGGCCACTACCTTTTGTTGTATCAGAAACTTACCCCGTAAACCCATTGAATATAATGCCAACTGAGGGTTATGATATGCCACTGGGAATAACCTTAAATACTACCGCGATAGGCGACGAAAATGGGGAAAAACTTCTTTACAACAAAATGAAGAAGGAAGAACTACAAGCTATTTTACCAGGCGAAACAGTGCCTGTAGCCACAAAGGGTGTTTTCACATTTCATGTAGAATCTTTCGATGGTGCAGCTATTGCTCAAGACGATGGCGGAGATACATTCGGGGTTTCAACTGATGGTGTAGACGGCGAGTTTAGATTAAATATCATGAGTGTGACTGAAACTTTGTACCCCCGTTTAAAAAAAGACGGAACGGATTTTAATGATTTGAGATTTAGGGTAGTAGTCTCCTGCTTGACGACGGCTGGGACATTAATAAGAACTAACTTAGCCAATGGCAGTAGTTCTAGCAATGTTGGATTTTCAACGCAGACAAAAAATAATGAATGGGAGGATCACACTTTTATTCAAAATGATAACCAGGGCTTTGCTATGATTTTTGGAACTTCAGATGGCAATGATTATACACAAGCTCACTGGAGAAACTTGAGAGTTTACGATGCAGATACTGGAAATCTTATAATTCTTTGTATGTTAAATGATACAGATGTCACCCTCGCGGTGGGCGACCTTATCCCTAACGGCGTAAACCTTCAGAGTAATTCCCCGTCTGAGTTCACTCCAGTCGGAAGAGTAACGCTTGATAGTTATAACAGCTATTCTGGTGGATGTAGAAAGAGTAATCTTGGTATTAAATATGGATTTGCTCATCAAACTGGAGTGTCAGTTATAAATTCAGGAATTAAAACTTCAAGCTCGTATGGTCCGATTAATGGTTACGATGGCCTGCATTATATTGACGGGACCGATCAAGTGTTCACACGAGAGTTGGGTAAAATTGCTATTTGTAAACCAACCGATCCTTTCTGTTTCGGAACTATAATTGGAACGGGCAGCATGCACTCTGAAAAAACAGATGGGATTTATTCTGATATTTTTTGGAAAAACACGCTTCCGATCGGTCAAAAAGACGACAGTAAAATAAATTATTATATGATAAAAATAGGCAAATAATGAAAGAAATCAAAAACCCACTAGAAATGAGCGTAGATCGCTCTAACGGCAATATCGAAATATCTATTGCGAAAAAATACAGCGATACCGAAGAAGCTATGTATAAGTCATACATGAGCGTTTGTGCTATGGACGACAAGGCGCTAACCGATACAAGCGACATGGACGATAAACAAACCATGAAAGCTTGTGCAGGACAGTATGGCAAGATGAGAGCCATGATGAATGAAGTTGGCAAGGGGGGCTTAACAGACAAGCAAAAGAAATTGCCGCCAGCTTTACAAAAAGCGATTCTTAAAAAAATGAAAAAAGAAGGTGAGGCTTCCAAGTCTTATGCTGAAGAAAAGGATGCATAAATACACTACAACTTTCGAATTTGAAGTCAAAGCCTGTGAAGAAATTGCTGGCATTAATGTAACTAAAGCCAATATTCAAAATTTAAAGGAGTTAATTCCAAGCTCCGTAGATTTAGAGAAAAATATTGATTTGATGGGCGTTGCATTTAATGCTGCTGTTGTCAACGAATTCAATAAAAATGGAGACGGTATAGACACTAAAACAGCAATCGAGTCTGTTCAGCAATTCATACATAAACCCACAAATATTGAGCACAACAAAAAGAAAATTGTTGGTCATATTGTAAACGCTGGTTTCAGCGATTATTCAGATAGTACGATATTGGTTAATGTAGACGAAGAACAAAACGACCCTTTTAATATAGCTCTTGGCGCAGTTGTTTACAAGACGGTAGATAAAGAATTTTTTAGCACACTAGAAAAAAGCACCAATCCTAATAACAAAATGCACAACATGGTTTCTGCAAGTTGGGAAATCGGGTTTAGTGAATATAAAATTGCAGTGGGCAGTAAAAACCTCAAGGATGCTGAAATTATTTCTGATCCAGAACAAGTGCAAGAAATGAAAGGAATGTTAAAGGCATTTGGTGGTAAAGGAGCAACTGAAGATGGTCGTCCAGTTTACCGACTGATTACTGGAAAAGTATATCCTCTAGGTATTGGATTTACTATGAAACCAGCCGCAAACGTTAAGGGCGTAATCAGCAATGAATACGAAAACGAAGAATCAAAGGATGAAGAAGTTTCTAAATCTAACAAGACGCAGGCTTCAGATTTAAAAAAAATTAATGACAAAATTTCACAAAATTTAAAAAATACTGTAAACAATACTAAAATTATGGAACTCGAAACTCTACTATCAGAACTAAAGGACTCTCTCGCGGAAAAGAAATTTTCTGAAGAAGCAGTCGCTGGCATGACATCGACTTTTGCCGATGCCATTAAATTAAAGGACGATGAGTACAAAGCTTCTCTAGAAGCTACGGAAAAAGAGAAGGCTGAAATCGCATCTGCGAGAGAAGAGCTTCAAGCTTCTGTAGAATCTATGAAAGAGGAGCTTAAGACTGCTCAAGAACGCATTAACTCTTTCGAAGCCGAGAAAAAGGCCGAAGAAGCTGTTGCTACATTTAACGCTCGCATGGAAGAAATTGATTCTACCTACGATCTTGAAGAAAGCGACAATGCATTTATTGCTGAAAAAATTAAAGGTCTTGACGATTCCGAAGAATCCTTCGCGTCGTTCAAGAAAGAACTTACTGTTTTTTGGGCATCGAAGAGCAAAGAAGCTAAAGCAAAACAAGAAGAGGCAATCGCCGCTCGAGTTGAAGCTGAAATTGAAAAGCGTCTTAGCACAACATCAGAAGCATCCGAAGAAGTGACCGAAGAGGTCAACGTCGAAGAAGCTCTTGAAAATGCAGAAGCTACTGACCAGCCTCTTCCCAACAATAACGAAGCTCAAGCTTCTAAAACAACTTTGAAGGAAAAGTTCGCTGCTGCATTTAGCCGCGATAACGTCCTTGGATAAACAAACTAATAAAATTTAACTAAAAAAATTATGGCACTTAGACTACTACCATTCAGACAGTACAGCGAGCAAGACGTGGTAAACATGTTTGCTCTTACAGACGCCCAGGTCCTCCCCAGCACTACTGCTGCTGATGACGGAAATGGATCAAACGGCGTTTTTGTCTCGGTCAAAGACGGTAATTTCAACCAAGATGTTGTCTCCTACGGAGTTAACTCATACCTTGGTAATGAAGCTTACCCTCACGTTGGCGCGGGAATGTATCCCACTAACCCTCTAGAAGTTGAAGCTGCTGCTTCTGGCTCGATCCCTCTCGGATTGACCTTGAATCAAACAGCTAAAGCTGATGAGAACGGTGAAAAACTTCTTTATAATACAACCAAGAAAGAAGAGCTACAAGCTGTTCTTCCTGGTCAAACAGTTCCTGTTGCAACAAAGGGTATCTTTACTCTTTCTTCAGCTGCTATCACAGGCGACGCATTCGTAGTCGGTGGGGGCTTTAAAATGTCAGCTCTTGGAAAAATCGGCGGTGCTACTGCTGGTGCTGCTGATTCTCTTGGAACAGTTATTGGAACAGGTTCACGCGCCCCTCAAGGCGGCAATTTAGAACAATTCGCAGGTGACTACGTCATTGTGAAACTAGGATAATTAAAAGGAATTAAAAAAATATGAAAATCACTTTAAAAAATACTCCAGAACAAGTCGAACTTGTAAAGGCAATGGCTTCTCGCAACCGTGATGTTGCTTATGAAGCTCAAACAGCCCTTGCTGAGTTTATCGGACCTGTCCTCGCTGAAGTTGTAAACAATGCTCCCGTATTGTCCAACCTCTTCACTACTCTTCAATATAACGCTGATGACAATCCTTCGATTCCGTTGGATCTATACTTCGACGTTTCTGATGAAGATTATGTTCAAGTTTATAGCCAAAGCCGTGCTGGTGGCCTTCCAACTTCGGAAGTGCACCCAACATCTGCTGAGCTTAAGATCGCTACATATAGCCTCGATTCAGCTGTAAGCTTTGATCGTCGTTATGCTGCTAAGAGCCGCATGGATGTTGTCGCTAAGACAATGACTCGTGTTGCGCAAGAAATTCTTCTTAAGCAAAATAGCATCTCTGCTAATGTTGTTATGAAGGCACTTGCTAACGCTACTACTAACAGCCTTCCTCACGCAATTAATGCAGGAACTGCAGATCGCTTTACTCTTGCTGATCTTAATGCTCTTATGACTCGTGCAAAGAGAATCTCAAGCTCTTTTGTTGGAGGTACTCCTGAGGCTGGTCGAGGACGCGGTGTAACAGATATCCTCTGTTCTCCTGAAATCGTTGAAGAGCTTCGTGCGATTGCTTACAACCCAATCAACACTAAAGCTTCACCAATGGGAACTGCAACAGCTCTTAACAACCCAGTTCAGACTGCTAACGTTATCGCTGAAGAAGCTTACAAGGCCGCTGGCGCTCCTGAGTTCTACGGTATCAATGTTATCGAGCTTAATGAGCTTGGTGTCGGCCAGAAGTTCAACACCGTCTTCGGCAACGAAATCGGTTCTAGCTTCGATAAAGGAACAACTTCAAATGCCGACGAAATCGTTGTTGGTATCGACCGTAGCCGTGAGTCTCTAATCCGCCCAGTAGCTGTTGACAGCGAAAGCGGTGGTGAGTTCAACTTGATCGCTGATGACCAATACAGCATCCGTCAAAGCAAGATCGGTTACTTCGGTTCACTCGAAGAAGGCCGCATCGTTCTTGACGATCGTGCTCTTGTTGGAGTTATCGTCTAATAACGATCATTACAAATTTAAGGGTCACCTTTCGGGGTGGCCCTTTTTTTTGGAATTTTTAAATGTTTATTTTAATATATTGATATGGAAGAAGAAATTAAAGAAAGCAAAAACCTTCACGATTTGAAGGAAGAATTTGTTGAATCGGATATCACCGCAGCTATTGAAAATGACGAAGTCAATAATGAAGAAATTCAGAACTCCAATGAGGTAGATCCCATGGATAAATTAAGTTACGCAGACGGCAAAGAGAGGGACGAAATTGACGAGAAAGAAGCTGAAGAAAAATTGATGGGAGCTGATAAAATTTCTCCATTTGGCACAAACGATACCAGAGTATTTAAAAGAAAGCTGGAAAATATGAACTATTCGCAAAAAGCTCATCTAGCACATAGAGTTGCGGCTAGAGTATTTGCTGATCAAGATTTGCAAGACGAATCACTGGTCAAAGCATTTCATGAGTGGAGATCGTCAAACTGGGGATCTACTGGTGGGAGAACAGCAGAAAAGGCAGCGGTTTTAGCTTCTGATTCTATTTCAGATTTTGAAGAAAACCTGAAGGGCAAGACTCTATCGGAATTGCAAGAGATGGCGATGAAGCTTGGATTTACTCCAAGTTACGACAGAATTAGATTGATGTCAGCGCTAAGGCAGGAATATCTTAAGAGAGGTTAAGCTTTTGCCGTCTTTTTTTGTGTAATGTTATGTATGGATGACATACTAAACGACTTAATCATAGCTGACGGCAAAGAAAGACCAGCCAAGAAAAAGGCTGCCAAGAAAGCTAAAAAAAAGATTGCTAAACCAGCAAAACAGCCTGTTGCTGTTGAGCCCACACCAACAAAACCTAAATATTCTGAGTCGGACTTGAGAACAAAAGGCACGTCAGAACTAAAAGCAATATGTTCGAGACTGGGTATTGATAGCCCAAGACGAAAGACGGACTTAATTAAAAATATTTTAGATAATACTTAAAATGTCGACGATAGGAAATTTAGCTAATTCTATTTTTGTAAATGAATTTGATTCTGTTGGAGTGTCTGAAGCATCTATTTCTGGATGGCTTGATAATAACCTTGGGCAGTTAAATAATGTACTTTATACTAGTTTCTCTGGAGATAGTGGGCATATATCTGGATTTGGTCTAGAAGAAGAGAGCATCTATAAAGAGATGTATTTATATCATTATTATATGAAACAAACACGAAAAACTATTCGTGGAATAGCTGACGATACAAATGGCAACATTGTAAGCGTCAGAGACGGTGATAACGCCATTAC